AGGTCACCACCAATCTCAGCAATAGAAAAACCATCTAAGCAACCAATATTTCTTGTTATATCTTCCATGGCTATAGTAGAAGATGAGTTGATATTAATTAACCTACTTAAACTGTTTACACCAAAGATAATAAGTTGTCCACGGAAAGTTTTTATTCCTGTTATTTTATCGCCAATATTTATTGAACCAGCAGATGCAGCAGTAAAGTCTAAATCGTTGTATCTTGTACTATAATATAAAGTTTCTGGTTTAGTTGACCAACCACCTAAAAGAATATGGTCTTCGTGTACTGTTGTATATTGCGGTTTAGGAATGTCTGCATATACTGGACTTGATGTAGATAAACCATAAGCTTTATACAAAGCTCTTTGAAATTTAAAATACCTAACGCCGCTAACTAATTTAGTTTGTAAATAAACTACAGGGTCTGTTCCGTTTGCACAAGTTATTCTTGCTTGAGGAACACCGGTTGCTATATATTCTGCAAATTGATAGCGTGCTGTAGTGCTAAGAGTAACTGCTGCCTTAGAAGATAGCTGTGCTGCTGTTGCCCAATCAGCTGTCCATGTGTGGTTAGCTTCTTCAGTTGCTTGTTGCGTTGTAGTTGACCCCGCACTTGGACTACCGTAATCTTTATTTACCTGTGTCCATTGATATCCATTTTCAGTCCAATAAATATTTCCATTTTGAAAAGCCCAAAAACCTTCATTATGAGAATACAAACCATTTATAGGGGCTGTTCCTCCATTAGGAGTTGTTGGAGCATTTAAAGTAGAAACTACTTCAGCTTTTGTTGTAACAGTTCCTGTATTAGAAAATGTAATATTTGGTGGTATTTGATAACCAGAGCCAGCATTTGTTATAGAAAGTGCTGTTATTACTCCGTTAGTTACAGTTACAGAAGCGGTAGCTCCTGTGCCAAAACCTTCTGAATCTGTTATATTTACCGTTGTTCCGTTTGAATATCCTGCACCCCCATTTGTAATAGTAAAACCAGTAATTGGACTTATTAAGAATTTTCTATATCCATTGATTCTTCTATATCCACCAGACATAGAAGCTTCAAAGTTTTTTAACCTTGTAGCAACTCCGGGAGTTTTAAACAATTCATAAGAAGAAGAAGTTTTATCTAAACCTCCTCCTAACGAAATTGCAATTCCTTGTTCTACTGCCATAGTTTATACAAATCTTATTCTATCGTCTATCATTCTAGACGGTTGCGGGTTACCCGTATAAGCTCTCATAAGTCTTATACCTTTATTATATTCTTGTAAAGCCATTGAAGAAAGCTCTGTGTTTTCTTTAAACTGCCAAACATAATATCTAGCTCTTGCCAACAAAACAGATACCCACTGTTCAGGGTATAATACTTTATCTGTAGATGCGCTTAACTCATCTATCTGTTCCCAAGCAAAGAAATAAATTCTGTATACCTTATCAGGTAGTGGAGATAATCCAAACTTTCTACCATCTGGTGACATAATAACTCTTAGTGGCGTAGAGTATTTGCCAGTATCTTTTTCATCATCATCAGATTCTCTGTGATGTTTTCTCCAATCATCTACTGAAACAAATCTGAGATTGTGTCTATCATGTGGAGCTGTGTGTGTTGTTGTCCAAGTAGCACTTGCTCCTGTACAAACAGACTGTGTATCATAATCTGTCCATGTAGCGCCAGCTGCAATACAAGTAGCTGCTGTGCTATAAGAAGCGTTAGAACAAACTCCTGCTGAAGAACATGTTCCCACATCTTCAGTAGTCATGTAAAAATTATCCCAATCTACACGACCAAAATCTTTTGCAGTTCCATGAGAACCGCTTGAATGTTTTCTTAAAAAATACCACCTTTGTCCTACGACTGTATCTACAAAAGCATTTCCATAATCCTCGTTATTATCACCTGACGGTGTAATAGCTAACCAAGGAAACTCTGGATTCTCATTAGCTATGTCAAAGTATGCTCTATTAAGAGAATCTTTTACAAATTTTTGTATACCAGTAGCCGTAGAAAAGTTTGAAGAAGTAAGCTGAACCTCATTTAGTTCTCCTAAAATATCATTTGTTAAAGCTAAATATGTTTTGTGTGACATCTTCCCTCTTCTATAATTAGGATAAGGAGTCTCCGAAGAGACCCCTTAAAGTTTTACTACTTAGTCAATCTTGATAATTGCTAAAGCTAGTGCTTCAGGACGTAATACTTTACGACCCCAAACTAATAGCCCACGAACAATATCTTTGAAAGAATCGTTATCACGAATTGACTCAACTGTAGATAGCGACTGCGCACAAGATACAGCTGACATATGTCCAGCTAGAATCTGGTGAGTAGGGTTACCTGAACCAGAAGGTGTTGGTACATTGCTAGACTTGTACATCTTAAAGCCGCGAAGCTCGCCTGATGCAACTAGTCCGTTGCGTAGACCACCATTTCCTTGGTTGTAGTCAACTGATAATAGCTTAGAACTTGTCTTCGCTAGTTCTTCATAAAACTCTGGCTTTGCAACAACCCATCTGTTCTCTTCTGGAACATTTGCGTCATCAAGTAAACGAGCCAAACGTGCTAACACGTCTAGTGGGTCTACTTCACCTGTTGCGTGACCAGTATCAATTGGAGCAGCAACTGTTCCGTATGCGTTAGAACCAATGCCTGCAACAGCAGCAGTAATAACATTTACGTCAAATGCGTCTTTCAATTGATATGCAGCGTTATCAGATGCAACCTGTTGCCAGTTTACATGAGAGAAACGCTTCTCTAAATCATCAACCTTGAACTGGAAATATTTCGCTTGGTCAACTTGTAGCACTAGTTCTTGGTCTGTTAGAACCGTAGACGATAGTGAAGTTGTCGCACGAGTATAGTCAGTTACTGTGATGGTCGGCTCTTTGATGATGTTCACTGTATCACCGAACTGAGCAATTTCGCCCATGTAGTCTGTGTTACAGATAGCTTCAGCTACTGCCGATTTACGGAAGGCAACTTGTACCTTCTTTGAAAAAACTTCCGGTAACCAGAACGAGTTTGTTTGCCCCGATGTTGCCGGATTGTAGTTAGTTGTGCCTGCTTCGAAGCCCATAACTTTCTCCTGTTTTTAAAAGATTAACAAACATTATTTTAGTAATGCGTGAAAACCTTTATTGGTTTACTTAATAAAGCTAACCATTTACTATTCGACCTTCTTTAAAAGCTTCATCAATCTGAGGTTGAAACTTCTCATATTGGTCTATAGAAAGATTAGCAATCTCTGAGGTTGTCCATGTTTTCTCTTGAGGAGTCGGGTCTTGTGTTTTAGCTTTTACCGACACTGCATCAGCAGCGCTTCCCCTAGAGTCAACTTCTGGACTCTTTGTTTTTGACATAGCTTCAGTAGGTTTATTAGAAATACCCGCATCGAGTTTGTATAATTCAATAGCTCTACCAGCAAGAGACGCATCACCTGTATTTTTATAAATCCAATCTTGGATTGCTTCAGGTTGTACTCTAGCCCAATCATGAAAATCTTCTGAATCTCTGATTGCTTTAAAGTCCGGGTGAACATTTAATAACTCTTGTTCAGCCGCTCGTCTATTACTTACTGACTCTTTTTCTGATAACTGAGAAACTTGTTCTTGCAATGATGCAAGCTGTTCCTCTGCTCTCATATGAGCTACTGTTTCTACTACATCGAAAACATCAGGATAGTCCTCTTTAAAAGTTGCCAGTTCTTCTGGGGTTTTAGGAGCTACATAGGTGGTTCGTCCAGCGAGCATCTCTGCTTTGAGAGATTGTTCTTTAGATTTCCAATCACCTAATTTTCTATCATAATGTTTCTTTAAATCATCATAACGCTTTTTGAAGTCGACTTTTTTATATTTCTCAATCTTCTCCTCTTCTAAAGAATCGCTATCTGTAGCTTGAGCTTCTTCAATTATTTTGGCTTCCTCTGCTTTTTCTAATATAGGCGCGCCACTGGAAATAACTGCTTCTTTCTTATCCGCTACATAAGCTAATGAGTCATCAGCGCTTTGAAAACCAATATTGGCTTTTGAATTGCTGTTATCCCATTTCTTATTTTTGTTATAAGGATTTGGTGTTGCTTGTACTTCTTCTTGCTTTTCTGTTGCTTTTGTCATCTTGACCTCCATTAAGTGCCAGCACAATGCTGGGTAGCTTTCGGGGTTTTAAAAATCCAGAGTGCAATTAAGGTAGCTCTGGGGTTGTCACTACAAAGTCGAAATGTATCTCGATAATACTTCTTCGGTGTTTTGTAGTTAGTTAGTTAATTCATTTTTCCTTTTCTATCTAAAATAGAATCTGCTTCCATTTGAGCTAATTGCTCTGCACGGTTTCTATTTGTAAACTCTTCTTCTGCTTTCATTCTTGCAATACCTTCATAATCTGTGTCTGTATCTATTGAACTTGAAGGTGTATTAAAAGCATCAATTGCTTTATCTACTGGTGGACCTAAAACTTTTTCCATTATATCTAAAGCTTTTTGACCCATGCCTTTAACCTTTTGTCCTAAAGTTTCTTTAGCTTGGTTTTTATACATATGGTCATCTACTGCACCTCCATGACCAAAACCTTTAATTGTGTAATATCCTCTGCCATCTTTTTTCAATAGTTTCATAAAACCTTCACCAAAACTTTCACGCATTTGTTTAACTTGTGACGCAGTAAAGCGAGAACCGCCATATCCTAATTTTTTGTCTCTTACTCTTCCGCCTTCAGCGTATGAACCATACTTAGGTTTCTTCATTAAAGAATAACCACCAGCTGCAAATCCTTCGTCACCCATTTGCGCATACTCTTGTTTAGCTTCGCCTTCATCATAGTCTGCTTCGGCTTTAGCCATCATCTTTCTAAGTTTGTCTACACCTAATTGCTTTACAGCTTTAGCTGTTATAACAAACTCACCATCAGATAACTGTGCTGGTATTGAGTCACTTGTTTCTGTACCCGGTCCTTCTACTTCGCCCGCTCCAGTAAATTCTCCTGTTCCCATTGTACTGCCTAGAGTATCTAATATGTCTTCTAGTTCAGGATAGTCAGACATAGCTTCAGCTAAAACACGCTCTTGCTCTGTTGTTAAACCGCTTTCTTCTTCCATCATCATGTCATCTTCCATCATCATGTCGTCCTCCATCATCATGGATTCATCATCAAAGTTTAATGGAACTTCTGGTTGTAACATAGAACCTGTTGTATCAAACGCATCTACTTCGCCGCCTTCGGCATAACCTGTTTTTAATGGACTATACATAAATTTATCATCTCTTTCTGCTGTGGGAACTGCACCTTTGCTTAATCTTCTAGCCTCACCTTTTTCTACTTCTGGATAAGTTGATTCCATTCTCCAGTTTCTTGCTGAGTCTTCTAGTAATCCGCCTTGTGCCATTTGTATTCCCCTGTATTGTAACGGTGTTGCAAATCCTAACATTTCACATGCTTCTCTATCTCCGGCAATACATCTTTTGCGTAAAGAATCTTTTGAAGTTGCGACACCCATATTATTTTTTCATTAGTGTTGTTTTTATATTTAATATTTGTTCTGCTAAAGCGTATCTTCCTTGAGCCTTACAGATTTCTTTATCTTCGGTAGAGTTCATAACTCTGTTAACATTCATTTGTTTTTCTTTGTCCAAATACTCTTCAAATAAATGCCAAGTAGGAGATGACACCAGACTTTTTAACTTGTTAATATCCATCGTTAGCCTTGTGGCATCTGCATCTGCGGCGGAACATTTGCAGAAGTAGAACCGCTAAACTGCTCTTCGCCCGGTTGTGGCGTTGCTCCTGTACCTATGTTACCATCCCCTGTTCCTGTCACATTTCCCGGTGGAGCTGCTTCTGGCGCAGGTTGTTGATTCTGTAGTCCTATAATCTCCGCATAAATCGCCGCTTCTTCAGGCGAGTTAATTATTTCTTCGGGGTCAAAGTCAAGACTGTAAGCAAGTTCTTGTATAATTTTCGACACCTTGACAAAAGGCGCAACAGCGGGATTTTGTACTGACTGTAAAAAGGTTGTGAGTCTTTGAGACCTAACTTCTTTTTGCATAAGTGAACTAGTGCCTGTAGCTTTAACTTCAAGGTCTCCAGTAACATTTAACTCTCCTTCATAAAATTGCATGTTCCATTGATAAAAAGCTTTACCTAATGGTTTTAACAGGAAGTCATCTAAATTCTTTACAACCGTCTTAATGTTTAAAGAGGCTGCACCCATTAGCATTGACATACCTGATGCTGTTCGTGTCATTCCCTGAACACCTGTGTTACCGTGAGAGTAGGAAGGTATTCCTGTTGCTTCGTCTGCTAGTTGTCTAAACCTATCAAACATCTGCATATTCTCTGGTGCTGTGTTAGGAAACTTTAATCCATATATAGACTGACCGGGCATACCCGCCTGTCTTTTAAATATCTTGCCGGGGTATATTTCCATAGACTGACCGCTAACCAAAGCCGCTTCGTCTATATCAAATACTAAAGACCCCGCTAGTGCTAGATTGTCTATAGCCATTCTTGCATGACCATTCATAATCTGCTGTGCGTCTTCCATGTTCTCTGGAACTCCAACACCCCAGAAAGAATAAGGATTCTTTTCATAAGGGAATGCATGGTAAGGTAGACGCGATGGTTTAAAAGGATTAGAGACAAGTCTTAAAATCTTGCCCATACAAACCCAAGCATTGATTTGTATTTCTTCTAAATCATCTATACTAGGGTCAACATTAAGTCCAGCTTCTCTAGCAAACTCTGCATCCATTACTCCCCAGTACTCTAGTACTTCGTATCTTTCTGTTTCATTCCAACTAGTATTGTTATCTAGTTTTATTTCACTTTCAAATGACCTCTTATTATAATTGTATCCTTGTCTTATACATTCTAATATTTTTTCTTTGTCAAAGAAAGGGCGATTCATTAATGCTCTTAGTTGAGACTTGTTGTACTTATGTCTATGTACAACCCACTCTGCATCATCCATTGAAGTTGCATTAGGGTCAGGATAGAAATCCCAAGCACTAACAAACTCTAAACGCGGTACTCTTACTGCTTCCGGGTTGTAAGCTCTCGTACCGTCTTCTTTAGTTTCCCATGAGTGTAATGTCTTATTATAATTAAACGGACCTTTGACGATGCCTGTTCCCAAAAGTACCGCTTCGAATAACGCATTACGCAACTCCGTTGTGCCGTTTGATTCTTCAATCTGGTCATGGATTAACTTCTCCATTCTTCTTGCTGCGATTTGTGCCGGTTGTATCTGTGGCATTTCAGGAGAACGCGCTACTCCTCTTTCTATAACTACTTCATCGTCTTTGTTTTTGTATTCGTCTTCTAACGAACCAAGAAACTTATCTGAATCTGTTTGTATTGCGCCGGGCTTTAATTCGTTACCGTCTCCAGCAAATCCGACATCATAGGGATTGAAGTTACCTACATTATCATTTGTTATTCCTTCTTGTCCTGAGTAATCTAGATTACCTTCCAACTCTGGTGAGATATCTAAAGGACTGCCGATTGTTTCTTTTAAAGGATTTAAGTGTGCGTATTCCGCAATACCATCTGGTAAAGGAGTCTCTTGTATTTGTAATGGAAACTTTGCGCCAGAAAAAACTACATCGGCAAGTTGTCCATAAGCTGCAAGAGTTTTAGTCTTAGTAACTTTAATAAAGACTTTAGACTTTTCGTTTTCTTTAAACTTTATATTCTTATTATAAATACCACGGTAGTTATGATAAGAGTTTAACCAACGACCTTCATCATCTTGTCTTCCTCTTTCAGCCGATTCAAATTTTTCTTGTACTAAACCAGCCAGTCTAGAAATAAATACTTCACTGCGTTCTTCTGATATATCCTCTTCAGATTCACCATTAAAATCATCAGCAGACATAAATGGCTGCTCTGCTTCGTTTATATCGTATTTTATTTTTTTGTCAGCCATCTATACAAAATTTAAGTAAAACCAATAGATATACATTATACAGTCCTTTAAAGGTTTTGTCAACCCCTAAAGACAAAATAAATTTAATATCCAAATACTTCGTCTACAGGTTGTGCTGTATCTAGGTTTCTTTTAAATTCAAACATGTCTTGGTGAACATTTGCTCTTGGTCTTGACATAATCAAATAACGCAACGCATCATAGGCATGGTCAGGTGCTTTTGTATCTACATCTTCCGGTCTTACTTTATCAACTGGTATTGTTTGTAATTCTCTAATAAGATGAGGACAAGAGTTAAAGATTTGCATCTTAGGTCTGCCATCTATCTTATTAGGTTTTAATCTTTCATGTATTTGTATTTTACCCGCTAATCTATTTTTATCAGCCGGTCTTAGCTTATGTCCAGCTCTAACAAGTATCTCTCCTATTGTTGGACCAGTATATCCAGTTCTATTCCAAGCTGCACCGTCTAACACTCCCGGTATAGAATAAGCATCGTCTTCTTCATAAGCTGTTATGCGTTCTGCTAAATCCTCACCCGTTAATCCTTTTTGATATAGTTCTCTATATATTATAAGTGTATCATCTTCTGGGTCAACCGCTGCCCATATTACAGCAGACTCCGCAGAATAACCATAGTCAACTCCTTTAAGTCTTGACCAACTAGGAGGTATAGCAAAAGGAGGAATAATATGTTTTTCTGTATCAAATTCTACAAACGCTGCACCTTCATTAATTTCCCAGTTACCTTCCAGTAATTGTTTTCTTTGTACTGGAGGCAGAGACTCTAACATTTTTAAGTAGTCAGTGTCTGCTAAGTAAGGGTTATCTTGTAGTAAAGCAGGTATGAACTTTCTAAACACACCGTCTTTACCTAAGAAGGTTTCATTGGCTGGCGCTCCTTCTATATATCTTTTCTTTACCCACGCTGCTCCGCTACCGCCGGGGTTAGCAGTACAACGCATATAGGTTTGTATTTCTGGGTCTGTTGTTCTTAGTCGAGAGGCTAAGTAGTTCCACGCAAACTCGGTGGGTAGGTGAGTGATTTCATCAAAGCCAATCCAACTGTAGGCTTGTCCTTGGAATCTATATACATCTGAATCTTTTTCTAAGAAGGAGAATTGAATAGTAGCGCCAGAAGGGAACTTCCATATTTTGTCCACTTCTCTAAACTTAGCTCCGATAAAAGCCTTGGGGTAAAGCTCCCTACTCTTATCAATGAGTTCTCTAAGTTCAGGCATAGAGCGTCTTAGTATTAATGCTCTGTGTTGTTCTCTGTGTGCGTATCGTAATGGGTCAACTAACATAGCGTAAGACTTACCGCCTCCAGCTGCGCCACCATACAAAACATCTTTCTCAGGGGCGGCGAGGAAATCTGTTTGCGGTCCGGGGTTTGGTTCAAAGAGTATCCTCTTGCCCGCTAAGTTAGCACCTTTAATTGCTTCCTTAGATATTATACTCTTTTTCGGATTGCTTGCTACTTTCTTTGCAGCTCTTGTAGCAGTCTTTACTTTCTTACTAGCTATTTTTTTATTAGCTATCTTTTTTTTATTTGCTCCCTTAACTTTGCTGAAGCGTCTAACAGCCCCTTTTTTAAAACCTCGTTTCTTTGCAGGTGTGCCATCATTCTTTAATTTTACTTTTCCACTAACAACAGCATACT